GTGTGGTGGATCCGCATGTTCGGCATATACGGCGCGTTGGCGACCACGGCGTAGTACGTCGGCAGGCCCCATTCGGGCCCGGGGTCTTTAATCAGGTCATTGTACGACGGCTGCACCATCCAACGGTCCAGCACGATGAAACCGCGCACCTGGCCGCGCCCGACACGCTCCGGATCGAGCGGCGTCGCCATGTCCTGGCCGTCGACCTGCAGCACCATCAGCGCGCCGCCGAACAGCCGCGCCCATTTGATGGTCTCGTTCAGGCTCTGCCACAGGCAGAGGTCGTTCCAGGCGTTGGTAAGCTGTTCGATGTCCTCGGGCGGCGTGTCGCTGTTCAACTGCACGCCCGCGCGCGTCATGTCGTCGGCGACGGTATCGACCGCGGCGCCGATGATCCACGAGCCGCGATACGCCCACTCCATCAGCGTCTGCATGCGGCTGATCGGCATGTATGTCTGCGTGGTCGCCGATAGCTGGTTGCCGGCGCCGAGGCCGATGCGCGCCACGAAGTTGGCGACGGAATCGGTGGTCAGGTTGCCCAGCGTCTCTCGGCTGCTGCCGGCCGGCACCCGCACCACGGCGCGTGTTGATGGGGTCAGGTTGTCAGACATCGGCTACAGCTTCGCCCACAGCGAGAGATCGGACGCGGCGACCAGATGGAACGCGCGCGAGGTCGCATCCACGTCGTCATCGTGCGGCAGTTCGGGGAAGCCCTCGAGCATCTGGAACCACCTCTCATTCCATGGCCCGCGCAACACCAGCACGTTGCCCGCCTCGGCCTGCGCGCTGAACGGCGAGAATCGGGTGATCTTGTCGCCGGTCTCGGGCGACCACTCGACGGGATATCCGGCGAGCATGCGGACGAACGATGCGATCTGGCTCTTGCCAGCCTGCCCGGGATCCTGCGGCAGCCCGACCGTCACGCCGTAGCCGTCATGGCTCGAGATATTGCGCACATGGCGCTCGACGTCGTTCGGCGAGCCGCGCAGCGATGTGGCGTCCATCACCAGGTAGCGGCCATCGGTCAGGCGGCCGACCTTCACCGAGGCGGTCCAGTCCGGATCGTTCTCGGTGGTCTCCGGCGTCGCCGCCAAATCCCAGCCGCGCGCCTCTTGGATCACCGCCGGCGCGATATCGACCACCTGCACCCATGCGCGGTTGAAGTAGAGGCCGGCGCTCGGCCTGATCTTCCAGTTGCCGTTCAGCAGCCGCTCGCGCTCGACCGCCGGCAGCATCATCAGGTTGCCGAGGTAGGACGGGTCGGAGCGCATCAGCGCCGGGTTGTCGTTCAGCTTGGCGGAAATGAAGGTGAGCGATTTGATGGTCTCCGCCGGCTGCCCGGTCGCGCGCATCGCCTCGCCGCGGGTGGCGAACCAGACCAGCCCATCGTCGGCGCCGCGCACGAAAAACCGCACCACGCCGGAGCGTTCGGGGATCGGATAGCCGGTGCGCTGGTTGATCCACCACGCGATCAACTCGGCGACCCACGAGCCCGCATCGGCGTTGCAGCTTGCGCGGACGTACGGCTTGATGCCGATGGTGCTGCGGTTGCGGCTCAGCAGGTAAAAGAACTGGTAGCGGGTGAACGTGGTCAGTTCATCGAAGCCGATCATCGGCACCTGGCTGCCATGCCAGTCCAGCACGGTGTTCTCGTATTCGAGGTGCGCGAGCTTCACCGAGCCGCCACCAGGCCAGCGCCACTCGAGGCGGTGATTGATCGGAATGCCGCCGGTGTCGGGAAACACCTTCAGGCTCTCCGCCCACAGCCCGCCGGGGCGGCGGATGTCGGTGGTGTTGCGACGGAACAGCACGCAGTCGAAGCCCGGCACATCGGGCGGATGGCGCAGCGTCTCCAGCAGCAGCGCCCAGCTTTTGCCCGAGCCGGCCGCCCCGCCAAAGATCGCGATGTCGGCGGCGGAGCGCAGGAACATCTCCTGCGGTCCCGGCTGCGGGAAGATATCGCCCTCCCGCGGCTGCTCGAGCGGATCGTAGTCGAACGGCATTCAGGCCGCCGCCTTCGCGACCTCGCCCTCGATGATCGGCCCCACGTCGTCCTCGGGCTCGGGATCGCGCGCCGGGATGTAGATGCGCCGGCGGTGCCGCTCGCCCGCCAGGGCCCCCGTCTGATCGTCGCCGCGGCCGTCGTCCTTCGGCACCCGCCACTGCTCGCCGCCGACCACCGAGAGCAGGTACTTCAGCGCCGACAGCGCCGAGGGCGAGTTGCCCATGGCGATGGTGTGCAGCTTGACGCCGTAGCCGGCGACCCGGCGCTCTCGCCCGTGCGCCAGTTCCTCGTGGAAGATGCGACGCAACGTCTCGGTCGTGCGGCAGGGCAGATTGCGCGATGCGAACTCCCGGCAGATCGCCTCCTGCGAGTGACCGAGCGTCAGCATGATCTCGACAAGCTGCCGGTGCGCCGGCTCGGGCTCCCAGGCCAGCCGTCCGTCGTCACGCGGCTGCGGCACCGGCGTGCCATCCCCGGCGACGTGTTGGAGCGCGCCGATCGTCAACACAATGGCCCCTCGATGTCCGAACCGTCCGTCATAGGCATCATCGGTAAGTCCCTGATCTTATGGCTGCGGATTTTATTCTGCGGCCAGCACATTCTGCTGGATGTGCTGCGGCAGTGGAGCTATGTGCGGTGTCGGCAGGGCGCTGATGCCCGCTGTATCAAACGGGAAAAACCGACATGACGACGATTACTGACCTGACCACCGAGCAGCTTCTGGCGACATTCAATCGCTGGACGACGAAGCCGGTGAAGAAGTTCGAAACGCGCAAAATCGGCGAGGCTCGGCTGACCAAGCTGCTGGCCGAACTGGATGGCCTGCCGCTCGAGACCGCGATGGGCGATCAGGCGACGGCGAAGGCCTGGTTCGCGGCGCAGCCACAGGTCGCCGCGGCGGTTGCCGCGCAGCCCTTCACCGACCCGCAGACTGTCGCGCCAAGCGGGCCTTCCCCGGTCTCGGCCTGGGCCTCGGGCTTCGGGTCCGCTGCGGCGACGCTGGGCAAGCCCGCCAAGTCGGGCCCCTCTCCGGCGACCCTGGGCGCCCAGGCGGCCAAGGCGGATGACGTCGCGCGCGAGGCCCTGAAGGCGGCCGGCAAGCCGATACCGAGCGAACTGACCGGCCTTCGGGCCGAACTGCTGAACGATCCGAAGGTCTCCATCGGATCGGCGGTGCTCGCCGAATTCATGGCGGAGACACAGGAGGACGAGATGGCGAAGAAGGCGACGAAGAAGGGTGGGCGCATCCGCGATCGGTTCGCGCCGCCGAAGCCGGCCAAGCAGCCGAAGGCGCCGAAGATGGCGGCGTCGGTTCGCGCCGAGGCGCCGGGCGAGGCGGATGCACCGAAGGCGGGCTCGAAGGGCGCCGAGGTGGTGCGGATGCTCTCGCGCAAGAACGGCGCGACGATCTCCCAGTTGATGGAGGAAACCGGCTGGCTGGCGCACACCACGCGGGCGTATTTCGTGGCGCTGCGCAAGAAGGGCTATCCGGTCGCCCTGATCGCCAAGGGCACCTATCGGATCGCGCGGGAGGCGGTGTGATGGCCGTCCGCGGCGCCATCCTGAGCGTTATCCTGCTGGGGTGCGGCTGCGCTGCGCCCCAGCAGAGCGCCGTCGCCACGCCGCCGCCGGAGCCGTCCCGTGTGTCCTGTACGTTCCTGTTGTCGCACACGGATGACTTCGCCAACGTCGGCGCCCGCATGGCCTACCTGAACATGATGACAGAGAGGTTCGGGTGGCCCCGCTACCCGTTTGACGTCGCCCTGGCGCAGTGCCGGCCGTTCTTTCCAGACCTCACCGCCAGAGCCGAGCGTGAGGTGGCGAAGAACCCTGCCAACTGCCACACCACCAGCGTGATCAGCTACTCCTGTGATCGATAGCTCGGGAGTGGTGACGTGCCCAACTATACCGAGCAGGATGAACGCGACGCGAGGGTGGAGATGATGCTCGCTGACACGCAACTGAAGCTCCGGCAGGCATGGTGGGAGGCCCCGAAGGCTATCGCCACCATGCTTGCCGCCGTCGCCGTGATCGTCGGGCTGGTGGCCGGCCTTGCCGGCTACAAGCTCGGCTCACAGCAGCCGCAGTCCCCGACGGTCATCGTGGTCCCGAGCGGCACCACGACCGGCAACCGGCAATGAGCCCCGACCTTCCACTGTGGATCGGCAGCGCCATCGGCGCGGTGCTCATCGTCGTGCTTTGGATCCGACAGTCGCGGCGACGGAAGCACCCAGCCGAATGATCGAGTTGACTTGGCAGGGCGCTGCCATCCTCGGTGTCATCGCGGCCGTCGCCTGGATCGCGATCTTATGGACCGAGCGCAAGCCGCCGACCCTACGCGGACCGTAGCAGCGGTTCCCGTTCGGCGAGGATGGCGGCGTAGGGCTTCGGCTCTGCGCCGCTTTCGCTTTGCAGCATCGCTGCCTCGCCGGTGAAGTTCTGCCAGCGTTGGATGGCCACATCGACGTAGGCCGGGTTGACCTCCAGCGCGATACAGCAGCGCCCGGTCATCTCGGCGGCGATGATCGTCGTGCCGGAGCCGACGAAGGGATCGTAAACCGCCTGCCCGACGCTGCTGTTGTTCTCGATCGG